TTTGTAAACGATTTTATAGTAATATAGAATTCGTTTATCATGACTTTTAGTTATAATGATACTCTATTACATAATGATACTGATAATGGATTAATATTATTACGAGATAATCTAATACCAGATTTAGCACCCCTTAATGCTTTACTGTTTAACTTATTACTGGGTTTAGCAGTGATAATATGATTACCGCTATTGAGATAATCGAGAATATCTTTTTGAATTTGAATATCAGCGATTAACTTAGCATTTTCTACTGGTTTAGCATATTGTTTATTAGTAAAGGTTTTAGCGATATTATTAGCAATATCATAATCAGATAATACTGGTGGTTTCTCTTGCTTAATACGCTTAATAGTGGGTTTATTCATTTTAAGGTCGTGATTAACTCTCGCTAATAACTGTTTTAATTCAGTTAATGATAAATTTTCTAAATTCATAATAATAATATAATCTCAATATAATAATATAATAAAAACGCATATTAGTGCGCAGACTCGATTTTACTATTATACACGATTGGTGGAAATTGTCAAGTGATATTTTTAATGCCGTAACGCTTTGATTTTATTGAGGATAATTCTTGAGCGTTTTGGTCAAGTATTATGGGAGCAGCTCCAGGAGCCGTATGGGGTCACGCTTGGAGAGTGGGCGCCAGAGTGTGTGGTTAGTGAGTGCCAGAGAGGCGCAGAGGTGGTAAGGCAGGACGCACAGAAAAGCGACAGGGGAGCATTGCGTGGATTGACAGTATAAGAAAAAAGCCTTGGTAGGTCAAACTCGATGTTCAGTAACTTTATCCGAAGGAAATTTTTCGAGGATCCGACTTTTTGGAATACTAAATTTTTTTTAGGTGGCTACCGTACGGAAGTAGTATTTTTACCCTTGAGGGATTTCTTCAGTAACTTCATATACAGTTTCTTTTCTTTCTTTGGTTGTCCCAATAGAATAGCCGCATACATCTTCTTAACTAGTTTCTTTACTTTCATCGTGTTCCTTTATCCATATTAAAGCATTATCTAAATCCATCCACGGAGATTGCTCTTTGGTTCTTTCGTGGAACCATTGATACTCTAGTGTACCAACGAGCCACTTATTATTATTGTGGTCCCATCGAGCAGTCTGTGTGTTTCTTTTCTTTAGTATCATTGATTCTCTATAAGAGTTCTACTTTGGACTTCCCAAAAATATTCTACACCTCTCTTAGCATAGTCTAGATTGATGTATTGTCCTAGTATAATTGATTCATTTGTTGGAGAATACACCTGAGCACCCCATATGGAATGATTGTTACCGACTTTATATACAGACCCAATGATTTTACCATCATCGGTATCATAGTATACTCTCTGTTCGTATTCTTTCTCAGCCCAATGTTTCATTTATTCTTCCAGTTAAATCCTAATAACTTATACAGTACCTTCTGATACCACTTCGGTTGTTTCTCCATGCCGATCTGAATTCCACCAATGTTGAGTTGTCCTACTGAGTTTTGAGGATGTACAGAAAGTGTTGGAGAAATATTCGTGGACCATGTAGTATTGGAAATAGTGGTGGTTAGACCTAGACCAGCAGAAAATGGTACTGAGATTTTCGGTTTCTCACATCCATTATAATCCAGTCCTAACGGAATCTGCTCAGTTAACGGAAAGAAAAACTCTATCTCGGTCTGCTTGGGATTCCAATTCTTTACCCAAGGATCCAACCAAGGATTCTGAGCCGAGAATAGTCGATCTTCTGTGGTGAACGTGGTCATAATGTAATACTCCTGTCATGTACTTCCGAACTATATATTAGTATAAACACTAATACGGATCCATAATGAAATTTCTCAAAAAACTCTCTACTCTCTTTTCTACTCTACTGGATACTCCAAAAGGCTCTCGTTTAGAGGAGTATATTTCTTGGAAGAATCCTCAGAACCATGCCGATCTAGAGAGAGTTATTCGTGAGTATAACGATTTAAGAATGTGGTAAAAAATAACGCCGGAAAACCCTTGAGAAACACAAAGGTATTAAGCAGGCGTTTCGTCACCTTCAAAGATTAATACAACATCATCCTCATGAACAACAAAGTAATCTTCTAATTCGAATTTAGCGGGTCTTGCGTTCTGCCAGTTTGGTAGAATTACTTCTCCTACTTTCACCAACTCCACTTCTGAACCAATAGATAGTACTGTACCTTTACTAACTTCTTGAGCATCAGCGCCTGTCAATACGATACCGCCTTTAGATACGGTTTCTTTTTCAATCAGCTTGACAATCATATTCTTTTTAATAGGTTTTAACATAGATGTATTCTCTTTCACTTTTATTACAATTTTCAACAACTTCTTTAGGTACTTCTGAATATTTTAAACTATTACAATTATATCGTATAATTTCTGGTTTGTCAAATGTTTTATGGTAATCATCGTCACTTACGATACCATATACCACACTAAACAGTAGGACTAGGGAGAATAATTTTAGGGTTTCCATACTAATAACTCATCGTAGTTATAATTTTGAATCATAAATTCGGATGGATGTTCTAAGTAACAGGCCTCCAAATCACCAGGTCGCCTTGGTTTATATTCAACCTCAAAGTCTACACCGTTTACTCTCTTAAAGATTTCAACAATTTCCTTGACGGTTCTAGTGTCACCATAAGCTAGATTTTCAATATGATTTTCGGATGGTGTATCGATTGCCTTCATAAGAGCACGGCAAATATCCATTACATGGACATATTCACGAACACAAGTTCCATCTTTCGTATCGTAATCATTCCCATATATAGTGAATTTTCCTGTTTCCACAGCTTGGATTAAATTAAAAAATAATCCATCAGGATTGGTCGGTTGGAATCCTTCTGTACCAATCACATTATAGAATCGGAATATCGTTGCATCAGGTTCCTGTTCTCTTAACATATCTTCCGATACCTTCTTAGAGATAGCATAAGGAGATGCCATACCTGCGGCCGCACCAGTTGAGGCAAAAATAAACTTCTTATGTGGTACAATATTCCTCAACCAATTTGTACCATTAATGTTTGTATTGTAATATGCTGTAGGATAATCTACTGATTCTCCGACTCGGACTAGAGCAGCCAAATGAATGATGGCATCAAACTCAATTGTCGGTAACATTGTCTTTCGGATATCTTGCGGTCTACGGATATCTAACTCATAACAATTCGTCAGGTCTCTACCTTCAGGAAAATGTTTATCTAATCTGTGTACCTCTATAAAGTGTTTCTCTAAAGCATAACATAGATGTTTACCAATATAACCTTCTGAACCGGTTACTAACACTTTCCAGGTTGTTGTCATTGTTGTTTGTGTTTCTTTAGTTCATTGATAAAATTTAGAATTTCTGTTCGGATGTATATGTTACTCTGTGGAGTCCACACATATACCTTTTGTAGAAATTCCAATAAGTGGTCTAGATTTAAGTTAATATTCATTCGTTTGTATAATTTAAAAATTTAATAACCGGTAAACTATCAGCAACCAAAATAAAGGCATCACGCAAAGTGGGAGTAACTACTCTACAAAAATAGATACCATCATTGATTGTAAATTTGAAAGGAGGATGGCCAACAAAAGATTCTTCAACTATACAACGAATATCCCATTCTTTAACTTCTCTACAACCTTTGATTAGGTCGTCATATATTTTTTTTGGATCAAAATCATCATCTTCTAATATACTAGGCATTTTCGGTCAATAGAGTTGGTCCGTTGTCACCTTCTAAGGTAAAATCTTCAGCAAGAGATTCTGCTTTAGAAAAATCTGAAGTAAGTTCTCTACTTATAATTCTATTCTTGATGTAATACTCCACTATGTAATTATATTCTTTACGAATAATAATTGCTTTCTTATCACCATTGGTGAACTTAGACAGTTCCATATTCTTCTCCAAAAGCAAATTGTTCAGCATAAGCTTGTGCTTCTGCTTCATCTTTAAAAAATCTAGTTTCAATTTGAACCATACCATCACCTTCAACACACTCAACCTCAAAGAGGTCAAATACATTTTTGAAGGCAATAGTAGCAGTTCTTTTACCGGATTTACCCATAAATGTAACAATTCTTTTTTCTTCATCCATCATGATATCATTCCTATAAAACGATTTAACACAACACGGTTATTCAAACGATTACCAGCAAACTTACTAAAGGCAGAAACTAAACCACGGGTAGTCGCATTCTCTTTCACTTCAAAAGTTACATCATCATCAGTATCTAGTGCTTCAGTTCTCAGTAAATAATATTCATCGAAACCGGCATTAGTAACAGTCAAAGATTTATTCTTACGGAATTCTGCCTTGATTTTATCATGAACCATATAATTATTAGGATAAAAATAATGTAGTTCACGACCCAATTCACGACCAGCCAATACATAGAAACCAACAATGTTACAATTAGTTCTCACCTTCAACATCTTTATATATGATGCAGTCAATTCACGACCACGGTTACTATCAACAATTTCTTGGTCTTTGGTAATTGGGTCACGCAATACTAATTGACGATTTGTTTTCCACTCATTACTGTTATAATCTTCTTGTTTATTTACAGTACCAGTTCTAGGAAAGCCTTTATCATCTTTATACCAAACTTGATTCACAGAATGGCCTTCACCATCTGTCAAGAATACAGTATTCACAATTTGCAATTTGTATTGTTTCTGAAATTCCGGAACAATCTTCATAGCAGAGATAACGGCTTCGTTTAATGGAGTACCACCTTTTTGTAACCAGTTTGGTTTCCAACCACGGCGAAGCTCAGACATTTGTACCAAAGCAGAACCTGCATAGGTAAATTCAGCAGCAGTCATTTTGCTTGACATCAAGTTTAATAATTTAAACCGGTCAAGATACAAATCACCATCTTTCCAATTTTTTCCTGAATCGTATGGGTCATCATATTCTGAACTAAAGGCGTATACATCATAAGGAATATTTACCTTCTTACAGAACATTACTAAATTAATTAATTGCTTGATGGTATTTTCCATGTGATTGGACATAGAACCTGACCAATCGAGGAACATTACAAGTCCGTGTGATTTAGCACCAGGAACAACAGTCATCTTTTTGAAAATGTCATCAGTTAACTGGTAAGCATAAATTTTACTCATATTCAAATCGCCAGTTTTGGCAATCGATGCACGTTTCAACTGGTCGGCATTTTTACGCAACTCAAATTCTTTGGCAAGATAGCCAACAACCTTTTTAGAATCATTACGCAACTTCATAAATTTCTCGGTATCAATTCCACCTTTATATGCACGATCAGCTGCACTTTCACGATAACGTTTCCATAATTCTTTATGGCTTATAATAGCTTGTTTAAGGTCAACATCAGGAATGTTACCATAGTAATGTGTGCGGCCGTCTTGTGCAAATAGTTTTTTCTCATTCTTACGATATGATTCATCGGTAAATGATGTAGTTTCTAAACCAGAAGATGAAACTTCGGTACCACCAGCTTGACCGTTATGTTCAAAATCTGATTCTAATTTTTCATCCGTTTCTTCAGATTCGGATTTTTCGGAATCGCCTTCATCTTTACGAGTTTCAGTTTCATCGTCCCACTCATCAGAATCATCATAACCTTCAGAATCAAAACCTTCATAATCACCATCTTCATCTTCTTCAAATTCTTCTGTAGGATGTTTTTTCTTATGCTCTTCAGCTTGTTCTTTCATGTATTGGCAAACAAGGCGAGCAACCGCCATCACATCATCATAGGTCTCGGTCCCTTCAATCATGCTAACTAGCGATTGCTCATAGTCGGTAAATTTAATACCTTGTGCAGCTCCACCTTTAGTATAGAGATTCACTCGGTCAATAAAATTCATTTCATTCAAATCCATGCCATTAGTACCAAAGAAATCTTTATCAATCAATTCTTTATACGCACGGATGAAGCTGGAACGGATTCCAGGATATTTGTTTTTGATTTTTCTTTCGATACGGGAATCTTCCAATACATTCATAATGCCCATTGGAATTTTTTCTTCGTGAGCTTGAATCATGCCAGAAAGAGGAGTATAGAGTGCATGGCCAACTTCATGACCCATAAAGAGGTCATACAAGTAGCCAGAAATGTTTTTATCTAAAACCGGTACCGTTAATACACGATTTTTTACATCAAACGCAGCTGTTTGTACATTGCGTTGTTCGATGATAAGATTTTCTGTTGCCATAAGTTTGGCTAACAGCGATTTTGATTGAATAAGTTCCATATAATCTCCGAGTTAAAGAACCATTATACTACAATTAACGTCTACCGTCAAGTAAAACTAAAAAATGCGTTGTTTTTTAGCAACAAACGCATTATTGATACAATTCTTTCATTTTTTGGTAGTCGGATTGATCTTTTTCAAATCCTGAAAGTGTTGCCCATTTGCGAATTACGATATCCAAACGTTTCCACGCAGGAATTTCTTCGTCATCCGCAACGGCATCAAGCCAAATGTAGTGTCCGTTGTTATTCATGTTTAATTCCTTCATTTTTATCAAAAATTTCATATTCCAACGCAGCTACTAGTTCATCCGCAAGCTTCGGATTGAATTTTACGAGAAAATGTGCTACATCTTCTGCTGGTACATGACGTAAATTAAACATAATTTCATCAATTCCTCGTAAAATTTGCGTTTCTTCGTGTTGTGCTAACATAATATACCTATTGTAGTGTGTCTGTTTGTGTGTAAGTGACTGTTGAGCCTCTTTGCTTTGCAATTCCAACGGATCTCAACCATTGTAACTCAATTTCAAGTTCTTCCTCATTAAGTGTTTGTAAATATTCTTCATATTCTTTCCAATGCTCATCTGAAACCATTTTTTTCTATCTCCGCATGCTAGAAATTTCTTTTGCTTCATTATCTGAAAAAACCGGCACAGCATTTGATTTATGCATTGTGCCAATTCCCTTAATTTTATCGCCTGTATAACTATTTCCGAATTTTTTAACACAAGTTACAAATCCTGTGTTTAAGGACGCAATCTCAGGAGATTCACGACCCGCAGGAATAGTAAACATGGGGATTGTTTTAGAATACTTAGTGGATTTATTTTTACAGAAATTGGTAGACATCGAATTAATGGAAGCTAACCATTCTTCGTGTTGTAATTTCTTGACCTTTGAAACATTGCGTTTCTTGGATTTTGGAACATAACCATAAATTAACATAACAATTCCTCATGTGAAGAACCATTATAATACAATTAAGGTTAAAAGTCAAGCGCTGGTGTTGTATGGAAGCAACAATACCTTATATCAAAAGCGGACATACCTACTTATAACAAAAAATTAGTATTTTCTAATTTCTTCTGGTAAACTTGTATCATCAAGCTCATTTAAAACTTCTTCTACACTTCTATTTTTTAATTTTTTAATTTCAGAATGTTCATTCTTGTGTTTTCGTTTTGGCATGTAACTATAATCTTCGTTATAATCTTGGTTCTTACGAAACTTTCCTACAAATTTTGTCACTACTATCTCCTATTTCATCGTTTCAAATGTTATGCCTTTAATTTTTGTTTCTGGCATGTTATGCATATCCTCTTGTGATATGTAAGTGATATCGGCTTGGGGATAACATATTTTTACTAATTTGAGAAGTTGGCAGACTGTGCCATCTGAATCATTGAATGTAAATATTTCATCAACATATTTTAAACTTTTTATAATTTCTCTGCGTGTTTCATAGTTTTGTACATAACCACCTTCAGACCACATCATCCACCAATCACTATGAACGCCGACAACAAGCCACTCACCTTTATGGTGACATTTTTTCAAATAAAGTAACTCATCATATGTTAGTGGATCAAATGTTCCACAAGTGATTATTATTCTATCTTTTGGTGGCATTTATGGTAATAAATTAGGAAAGGCTTCCTTTACAAATTTGTAATCTAATCCCTTTACACCTTGGTCTTTATTGAAAATACCAATAACAACTTCGGCTTCACGGGGTTCTAATGATTCTAATAATTGTAATAATAACTGTGTTCGTTTTTCTTGTGTTAATTCTTCTGCTTTAGGATGTCCTTTTTGGAACAAATAAAGTTTTCTTAATTCAACAGATAATTGTGTAGAAGAAAGACCGGGTAACATATCGGTCGGAATTCTATAATTATCTGGCATTTCTTTAATCAACCATTGGCAGTCAGGGTGATATGTTAGTGATAATACATCAACCAAAGTTTTAGAAAGATTCTTTTCAATTACTGCCATTCTTTCTTTTTTGTTTGTTGCTTTTTCAAAATCATCAAATATTTCATACATATTTTGCATTAGAATTCCTCTATCACTTCCATTAAGTTTTTCAGTTTGTGTTCAATAAAATAATTCAACAACTTACCTTTAGCAGGCTTTGTTTCTTCATAGCTATTTATAATCTTCTCTTTTATCTCTTGTGGAATAAAAGATAAATCAATGAGTGTTTGATTCCTACCAAAACTAACAACTTCTTCATATGAAAAGTTTTCAACATCTTCATTTAGATACTTTTCTAATGTTTTCTGTGTAATAGGTTTCTGACGGAGATCACGAACAAAACAATCAGCCGGCGAGAACATATTAGGTATGCCGTCACCCTTATCACCACGAATAATCTTCTCTTTGAGTTCTAGGATTGGATTCTCCGACTTTACAAATTTTTTCTGTGATGGGTTATACTGTTTAACATTTGGATAGTTTTGTAACTGTAAGAAGTCACCATCAGAAGAAAGAATTAAAATCTTTTCATGAGCAGATTGCCTTGGCACTAATGTGCCGATAATATCATCAGCTTCAGCACCTTCAACATCTAACACTTTATATGGGAAATTATCTTTGAGTTCCGCTTTGAATTTAGAAAGCATATCAAAGATTAAATGCCAATCTAAATCGGACTTATCACGGGTTTTCTTACGATTTGCTTTATAGAATGGGAAATATTCTTTACGCCAATACTTACGGTTATCACAACATAACACCACCTCACCATATTCAGCTTTAAAATTCTTAACATGAGTACGAATAATATTCAACACCATATGACGAATGAGGTGTTCATCGAGTTTGCCTTTTTGATTGGCAATCTGTGCCATAAGTCCGGCAAGTAATACTTGGTTTAAGTCAACGAGGATCATACTAAACTTTCAATAGTTTCAATTAAGAGACCATTGTATCATACTTCCTGT